GGTTCCGTCTAATTCTTTTTCTTTTTTATCAAGATCATTTTTTTCTACATGACCTGGTGGTCCTAACTCTACATCTCTATAGAAACCATTAACCTGTTGTTTTCTTAATTCGTTTTCTGATATTTTAATCACATGAATTACAGACTCTGCGTCTTCGATACTTGTTGCAGTGTATGGCACAACTAATTCATCTGCTGGCACAAACTTTGATACTGCTCTTCCCATCGGCACATCATAGTAAACTTTTTTAAATGTAGAACCTGCAAGTGGTAGATGAAATAACATCGAGTCAAACTCTGCCTCGTACTCTTTCATCTGATCCATAATCAGATAATTCATAAAATCTTTTACACGAACCGCCTGTTGCTCTGTCTGTGGATTTTTTACACCGATAACCTGTGTTCTAACTGGTCCATCTGCTGGTAATAATTCTTTGTATGCTTGTGCCTGAAACTGTGTTACTGCCTCAGCTAACACTGGGTGTGTTGCACCTGAAGCTCCCTGAAATGGTTCTGTTCTATTCTCGTATTTAAAACCAAGTAGATCTAATCCTGTAATATAGGATTGTTCCCATTCTTTTCTTGATGCTTTATAATCCATGTAGTTTTGAACCATCTCATTTCCTACCGGTTCTAAAACATCATCAGGTAAAAGTTCTGCTAGATTATCAAAGTGTGATTCTGTTCCTGGTACGTTGATTGCACCTGGCTCGTAGTCTAATGTTACGCCACCATCCTCTTCTGGTATGACCTCGATTGGTCCTTTTTCCTCTACTGGTTCCTGAACAGCAACGTCTTGAATCTCCTGCTCTGAGGGGATCTTTTCTTGGTTTCTAGTGTTCGGGAGTCCTTTGTCTATTTCTGCCATTTAATACTCCTATCTCTTCCTAACATTTTTAAACGCTGCTGGCAACCCCTCGTCTCCATGTGGAGTGGGTCCTGATATCGGTGGGGGGCCTGATTTTTTACCAATCAATCCGCCATCTCTCGCACCTTCAAATGCAAGAGCAGATTGTTCGGCTCTTAACTGTTGTCTTTGTTCTGGTGTCATTGCTTGTAGTTCTTTGATTCTATCCCTAGTAAATTTACCTGCTTGATATAAACCTTCTGCACCTAGTGATGCAATACCAAGTGGTGATGCTATTCTTGCTGCACGGAAAGCTAGTTGTGGTGATAAACCTAAATTTAAAACTCTTTGCACAGCAGGGCTAAATTTTGCAGCTTGTTGTACAAGCCCTGGTGCAAAAGTTGCTTCTGCTGCAAGAGTTGCTCTATCAATTCCAGAAGTTGGATCAAAAAAAGGAGCTGTTAGTGCTGCAGTGGTAAGTGGTGTTGGTATAGCTTTAAAAGCTGAACCTGCACCTCTTCCTATATCTCTAAAAAGACCAAGATCAATAAAGCCCTCTGTCCCTGTTTTCTTAGGTATTACATTTGTAGTCGGTTTTATATTTATATCTTCATTTTTAAAACCCATAGTGTTAAGTGTATTTCTTATATGTGGAAAGTCTCCAGTTTTAGAATCAAAAAACACTGGGTCACCGCCACCTATTCTATTTTTCATGCCTGAAATTTTTACTTTTACACCTACAGATTTTAAATACTCATCAACATTTTTTAATTTTTCTGCATCACCATAAAATTTTCCTGGTTTTTTTGTTTGAGGGTCATAATCTGTAAAAAATTTTTCAACTTGTCCTTGAATAAAAGCAGAATTAAAATCAGTAGGAGTTATATTTGCATTAGATGCAAATCTACCCATTCGTGTGCCAACCCTGTTGATATCAAAGAAAGAAAATAATTTACCTGATTTTGCTTTGTTCCTATAATATTCATCGGTAAGTGGATTACCTTTTGAATCAACTTCTCTTCTATATATTTCTCCGGCCATAACTCTTTTACCGCTTGGTAATGTTAAATCGTTTGGAGCTATTCTAATTTCCATCATCTCTTTTATTTTTGCATGTTGTGGTGAATTAATTAAATCTGGATTAGCCATAAATTTTCTATTTTTATCTAAAATTTCTGCTTTTATTTGTCTAATCCTTTTTTCTTCTGCTTCAGTGGCATATTTTTTTCCAACGTCTTCTCTTTCTTTTCTTCTTTTTCTTGTGGCTATTTGTGTTTCTTTTTTTTCGGATTTAGTTCTTCTTATGCCACCAAACTGCTCTGCCGTTTTTTTTCTTTGTTTTGTTGATATAAAACCTTTTTCAGGGATTTTATTTTTAAAATCAAGTAGTTCTTCTTCAGTTCTGCCAGATATTTCTTTTAACTCTTCGAATAATTCTGTGCCAGGTCCTGCATCAAGTCTGTCTCTAATAAAGTCTAAAATAGTTGGTGGAACTCTACCTCCTGTAGTTCGTCTAAATTTACCAGGCCTTATTTCTTTTTTCATTTGAGATTCATAAACTTTAGTTTTAAAATTTTCGTAATCTCCTTTTTCTATAAAACTGTCTATTGTTTCTTTTGCTTTTTTATTTCTAGCTAGTGTATTGGCAGCTCCACCCTCATCCCTTAATCTATACGCCTCTGCTTTTTCGGCTTCTGTCATTTTTACATATTTTTTCTTACCAGTTTTTGGCGCGTTAATACCTGGTTTTACCGTAATCTTATAATCTTCACCCTCAGTTAAATATTTTTTTGTGGCCTTATCATCAATTCCAGTGGCTCTTTTAATATCTATTAATCTTGGCGCTTCACCCTTTTCTTCTTTAAATTTAGTTACAAAATTTTTTAATGTTTGTGTTTTTTCTGCTGCTTGTTTTTTTGCTGCTTCTGACCCACCAAAACTAAAAGGCACTCTTCCACCTGATCGAGTCAGGTAGTCCATCATCTGTTTGTATTCTTTTGGAGTCATTACTCTCCTAACATTCCAGCGATGCCGCCACCTGCTTTTTTAATCGATGGTGCATCCTCTGTAACTTCTTCTATAATTTCTTTTTTAGATATCTCATCAATCTGTGATGCGTCAGCAGCAGTTCCATCTTGATCAAACTCTACTTTATACTCCTCATACTCCTCGCTTGGGTTTGGATCCCCTTCATCGGGTTTAGGTTTTTTATATCGCATTTCAGTTCTATCACTTATCACGTCAAAACTTTTATCACCAGAAACTCCCATTCCCATTTTATCTTTTTGAATCATAATTTCACCTGTGTCTAAATCTTCAATCAATTCATACTGGTCACCGTTTTTACCTGTGTAGGTAAATTCATTAACTCTTTCTTTATAACTTGGAGTTGTTCTTTGTTTACCAAATAATTTAATCTTAGCAACTAGATCAAAAAAATATGATGGGGCCTCTGTTACAGTTTCCACAGCTTTATCTACTATTGGTGCTGCTTCTTTACCAAGACCTAATAGTCCTGTCTTAAGTGCAGTGATACCTGCACCTGCTGCTCCCACAGTTTTTAAAAATGCTCTACGTGCTTTGTCTATTGATCCTAACTTAAACCCCGCACGTCCACCTGTTGCAAAGTCTTCTAAGTCCACGCTTAATCCATCAAGTGCTTCACCGTAAAGATCATTCTGTAGTTTTTGATCTAGATCATAAAAATCTTTACCAAATTTTTTTTCTGCTAAATCCTCTGCAACAAGTTGTGCATTATATTTTCTATCTCCTTTAACAAATCCTGGTGACATATTATCGATTGCGTCTTTAACCATTTTTTTATTTCTTATTCTAGCAATACTTTTTTTGTTTCCTGTCTCTAATCTTTTTTTAATCTCTGCTTCCATCATATCTCTTAATGATTCATCTGCCGATTGTGTCGGAGCTGCGATATCATCAGGACCGCCACGACTTCCTGGTGGTGGTAGATCATCATCTGGTATCTGTTTGCCACCCATAATGCCTTTTTTAGGATCAATCTCTTTACCTTCTAGGTCAAATACTTTTGCTGATTTTGTAGATTTGATTCCTTGTTGTACGTTTCTCGGTGCTTCTATTTGATTGATAGCATTTTCTACTTGGTTAGCATTTTTTAATGAGTTTGGATCAATACCATTACGCATCAATCTTTCTGCAGTCATAGCCACATTAAAATCAACTAAA